CTATAGCCTCACCCGCCGCTTCGCACGCCTGGGATTCACCCGCGGTCGATCTGCGGGCCCCTCTCCATAAAACGGCCCGTGACTGACCGGACCATCGGTATAGCCGGTCACAGGTGAGAGGATTAGGCCCAGGTCTTTCCCGCCGCACTGCTTACAGCGGAGACGCTTTGCCAGCGGATTGGGATCGCCAACGGCGACAAAATCCCGCCCGAACCGTTCTGCCAGCTCATCGAGGTCCAGCGTAGCGAAGTGACGGCATCCATGGGCAAAGCAGTGGGCAGACACGGTGAACCTGCCCTCTATGAGACTGCCGATGGTGTTGTAGGTGATCATGAACAAGATGAGAACATCGAGTCATGGCGTGGCGTCAACCGATCCGGAGAATATGCCGCGCCCAATTGATCACCGCCTCGCCGGCGTACGCAAACATGGCGCCGATCGATACCCCGCCCAAGGCGAGCAGTCCGACTATCCCCAGGCCGATCGCTCGGATGCGGCGCCATTCGTCTATCGTGGGCTGTGCCTCGGCTTGGTTCTTGGCAACCTGTGCGGCCAGTGCCTGCACCTCACCCCTCACCTGCGCATCCACCTGTCCAAGGATGCGAATGTCGCCCTCGATCTGGCCAAGCCTATCGCTGACCTCATCAATTCGATCATGGATCTTGGACCGGCTATCGCTGGATTTCTCGTGCCCCTGGGCAACAATGGCGCGAAGGCTTTCAATGCTAGCATTCTGCTGCTCAAGCATAGTGAGCAGGATCTTATATTCATCCGCCACGGTGCGCTCCGGTGGATTGTAGTGATCGGGGGCGGTGACGCGGCCGCCCGGCTTTTTCATTTCCGGAAACTGCGCGCTGCAATCGAGCCAGCGATGACGCGAGCGCCGGTTGTCAGGCCAGCAACGCCGAAGAACGACAGCAAGATTGCCCCTCCCCATTCATCGAAAGGCGGCGGCCACTTCTCGACAGACCATGGCTGCGGCCACATGGTGTCCCAGGCGATCAGCCAAAGATGGATAACGAAAGGCAGGGCGATTATGAATGACAGCAGCCGCATTTCCCAGAAGCCAGCAGTGGCAAGACGGATTTGCAGAGCAGCTTGGCGAGCCGCCTGCCGATCTTCATGGGCGCGGCGCTGCTCGTCATTCATGGCGGCAAGTCTGGCCGCATCGCGGCGCTCCAAGAACCCAAGAAACCTGTCGAGCAGGCCGCCGCTGAACCAGTTGAAAATTGTCCGGAGCATCACCGCCCCCTCTGTAGCCGGTCCCTGCGCATATCGACCTCTGGGTCGCTCGACACGACCGCCGGCCGCGGACGCATCCAGATGTTGACCAGGAATGCCGCGACCAGGAACCAGCGCTGATATTGGGCCGGGATGATCGCAAGGATCTCGGGCGAGTTGAGGATTTCCGGCGCTATGAACAAGAGCGCCAGGACAATGTTGAAGAACCATGTCCGCAGGCGAACGATGGTTTCCCAGATGCGATTGGGCATGGTCATGCCTCCTTTGCGGCCTGAGCCAGCGCAGAAGCGCGCTGTGCATTGACGATGGCCCTGATGATGAGCGGGGCGACAATAACGGCCACCACGGCGGCAATGGCCCATACGGGCAGTCCGGACAGGTCTGGCGCCTGGTCGACGCCAACGCCGCTACCGGTGCCCACGACGGCACCACCGCCCTGCGCCACGGCCTTGTCGCGGGCTGCTTTGGCATCAGCCTCGAGCTGGGCTTTGCTGCTGACCCAAGACAGTGCCTTGGCTTCAACGCCGGCCACGCGACGAGACCAGCCTTTGCCGAAGGTGTTCCAGATGGCCAGCGAGCGAAGGAAGCTCATGCGCCGGCCGCAGTGGCCCTTGATGACGACGCGAGGATCGGCGCGCTTGGCGGCCAGAAGCGTGACGGGCCCGACGCGGCCATCCACATCCACGCCCAGGACGCGCTGCAAATCCTTGGCCGAACGCGACACACCGGAATTGACGCCATAGTCCATGGTGGACAGATCGACGCCGGCGGGAAGGTCATCGCCGCGGATCGGCACCCAGTATTTGCCATGGTAGATGTCGGCAATCTGGCTGTCGGTCAGATTCTTGATTTCGAGGTGCGGGAAGGCCGCGGCCGAGATGCCCTTCTTGGTCCCTTTCAGCACCCCTGCCCCGCGCTTGCCGCCAGTCCAGTTGCCCGGATCGCGAGGATCAGCGGTATAGCCGCCCTCGTGCACAAGCACGTCCGCCAGCGCAGGCTGGAAGTTGCCTTTGGCCATATCGGCCTCCATTGATGTGAGAAAAGAAAGAGGCGGCCCAGAGGGACCGCCCGTGAGTTAGGAATTGGAGTTGAGCGGCAAAAACCGCTACGCTATAGAGCCGCCATGAAAATCACGCTCCATATCGGCCAGTCCAAAACTGGGACCTCTGCGATTCAGTCGTTCTTGACGCTCAACCGAGATGCTCTTGTTCAGCAGGGCATCCTGTACCCGGCCGTCAAGGTATGGGGCATGCCGGTTGAAGCCGGCAGCCACAACGCTGTCGCTGATGCAATCGCTGGCAAAACATCATACCCGTTTGTCACCGCTCAAAAGTACCATGAGGCATTCTTCGGCGAGGCCGCCAGGCTTGACGTCAGCCACATGATCCTCAGTGCCGAACATTTCATTGGGGGAGAGCCCCGGATATGGGACGTCACCGATCACGAGGATCATTACAAAGCTTATCGCACGAAGATTCTGCGCACAGCGGAATGGCTAGAAGGCCACGACGTGGATCTGATTGTATATCTGCGCCCGCACGCATCTTGGCTGGCGTCATCCATCGCGCAAAACATCCGCACGACTGGCCTCGTGGCCAAGATCGATGCTTCTATGACCGACATGCAGTTCTTTCACATGTTCCTGCCGCTACTGCGCTACGAGAAGCTTCTATCGGCGTGGCGTGAAATCCTATGCCCCCGCAAAATCACCATTGTCCCCTATCGCCGGGACACCCTGATAAACGGCAACTCCGTAGACGACTTCATTGCGCAGGTGGGTATTGATGGGTCGACCCTACCCTATGCCCAAAAGCGTGAGGTCAATTCATCTCTAACGCGAGAATACCTCGAAGTTCAGCGTGAACTGAACAAGACACCGAGACCAAAATCCGAGATCAGGACATCAATTAAGTGCCTTGAGGCCCTGTCTCGATCAAGCTCTGAACCCACGTCATACACCCTCTCGCCGGACGCAAAAGCAGCAGTCGAGCAAATTGCTATCGAAGACAATGCTGCATTGACACGGGAGTTTGGCATCACGGTAGAGCCGGAGCCAGCTCGGGATTATCCAGCCCTGCAGATCAACACTGTCGCCGCAGCCACGGCGCGGTTCCGCCAAGAGATGTCGTTGCCTTACTACAGGCGCATGAGATTAATCATGGAGTTGAAAGACATCCTTCGGCGCCGAGCCCTCCCCCTACACACCTTGCTCCATAGGATCAAAAGAGCGAGAGTAGCGCATATGCAAAGAGAGACGAGATAATGGATATTACTGCTCTTTTGGTCGGCGCACTTGCCGTTATCGCAATCCGCGTTGCCTGGTGGTTGCTGTGTGAACTCTGGCCAGAGCAGCCTACGACGGAGCGCCAAGAGTAGAGCGGCTGACTAGCGAATCCGCATATATGCCGTGAGGCCGATGTTTTTGGGCCGAGTTTCCGTGCCGGTGCGGGCACCAGGAGAATTCGCGCTGCTAAAGTCATATCGACTTGCCGAGCCGGAACCGTTGGACGGGCGATTATTGGTGACAACCGTGGCAGAAAAAGCCCCACTACTGCCTGCAGCACCCGGCCAGACACCCGAGGTATCACCGATCGACCCGGTGATCGTCTGCATCTGATCGTTCTGAACCGTGCCAGGCGATGTGCTGGCGCGAATGAAACGGCCTTCCGTGTTGATCAGGTTGACCGTTTCCCCATCGAGCGGGCTGGTCGCGTCATCAATGACGGCCGTAGCGACAACCAAGGGCGCAGAACCGGTCACGCTTTCGCTAGTCAGCAGGCCCTCGTTATATTCACCAACGCCGTCCTCGCCGGCCGTCAGCAGGATATAGCGGTAGAGCGAGCTGTCCGAGGGCGGCACTTCCGCCCCGGTCATGCTGCTATCGATCCAGTAGAGCTCGCCAATGCCCTTGCTCATCCATTTCAGGGCTTCCAGCGCGGCGGTGAAGTTGCTCTTGCGGCTGTTGCCGCCTTGGACGAGGTGGAAGATTTCCGAGCCGTCGAAGTCTCCGGCTTCCGTCAGTTCGGCAATCGTCTTGTTGGCCATGCGTCATATCCTCAGGCATGAAAAAACCGCCTCTGGCTGGCCAGGGCGGGCGGATGGAACAAAGGTTCAGGGAAGATCAGGCGAGGGTCAGCACGCCATTGGCGCCATCGAAATCGATCGTTAGGCTCTCGCCTTCGGCCAGGGTCAAGTCAGACCCATAGTCATAGAAGCCGACCAACTCATCGTTTGCCGCGTCATCGTTGTAGATCACCACGTACCGGAATGCCGCAATGGCCCCGCCAGTAGCAGTCAAGGTCAGGTCGGAACAGACTAACTTGTAGGTCCCGCCTGTCTGGGCACTGGTGTCGGTAGTGATATTCCGGGAGGAGCAATTCGCGTAGCTGATCTGGGTCAGATCAGCCAAAACGCCATTTGCAGCGACCGGAGCATTGGCGGCGGCGCAGAGCGCGACCACGAGCTGGTCACTGCCCAGGTTGTGCTTCTTTTCGGCCACAGCCTCCACAAAGGCGTTGAACTTGTTGAAAGCGGCCATCAGAGGCCCTCCTTGCTAATGATGAGGAAATCGGTCCCGCTCTGCATATCACCCGACAGCAGCAGCAGGTCATCGCCGTCCGACATATCGCCGGAAAGCTCGATGTATTCGTCAGTATTCAGGTCAACGGCAGCGCCGGTCAGAGTGAAAGTTCCTGTGCCGGCTTCAATTTGACGATCAGCGACGAGGCCCGCAGAAGGCGCAGACAGGGTGAATGTGCCCGCTCCCGCGATGAGCGGGTAGTGGCGCAGCAGCCTCACGTCGTCCCCCCCGAAGCTGAAGTTCGCAGGCTCGACGTGGAAAATGATGCCAAGCTCGATGTCTGCGTCGTTTCCAGTCAGTGCGAACGCGCCTGCATCGGCATGCATGATGAGATCGCGCCGGAAGGCAGCCTCGCTCCCGGCCTGGTCGAATCCGCCCGTTTCGGTTCGTAGGAACAGATCGCGGGTGAAGCCAGCGGGATATCCTTCCATGCTGAACGGCGCCACATCGACCGGGAAGACGATGGAATAGATCAGGGTGATGTCCGGCCCGAAGAGTCTGAATGCATCGTTTGCGGTGATGACCATCAGGTCATTGCCCTCACCCGACAGAGCAAGAATGTCATCTCCATCCGTCATGTCGCCGGAAAGCAGCAGGTAGGGTTCAGCGGTGTCCGGACCTTCGGCATGCATGATCAGGTGCCGCTTCAGGGCAGCATCCGTGTTGCCCATGACGAAGCTGCCACGAAAGGCCAATAGCCGTTCATCCGGCGACCCGTAGTCCCGGATATAGATCCTCGGATTGTACATTGCGGCCCTACGGGTTCTGGCTCACTTCCGAGCAGCGGATGACGTTGGAGCCCTTGGGATAGGTCGCGCTGATCGTGCTCGACACTTTAACGGCATAGGTGTGAGTGTCGGTATCGCCGGGATCATATGAGAACAGGAACGGCGTGCTGGCCTGCGCGCTGGCGGCGCAATGGTCAGTAAAGCTCTGGACCAGAACAGTATCGACGTAGAGCCCGACCACAACGCCCTCTACGTTCGGCGTCCCTGTGCCGGTGACGCGCGTGACATTGCCCTCAATGACCACGCGACTCTCGGCATAGAGGCATTGGAATGTCTGACTGCCGATCGTGGTAGCCGCCGTCGCTGGCCCCGCAGCCGCGGCAAGCCGGGAAGGCGCGACCTGCTGGACCATAATGCCGCCCTGCACCGTTACCTCGGTCGTACCGCCGGCAGTGACAAGCCGGAAAGCATCATCTGCAGCCGAGAACACGATCTCGGTGGTTCGCCCCGCCACGATCGAGCCCGCAACCAGCGCATCGCCATCTGGACTCAGGATGTTCTTTGCCCCTACCCCGGAGATGTTCATCGTGGCCGGGCCGGTATTGCTCTGGTCCGCGATGAAGGTGCACCGCAAGCCATCGCTATACGCCGTGAAACCATCCGTCACCATGACCGCGGCGGTGATGGTGTTTGCCCCGCTGACGTCGGTCAGCAGGCCGCCGTTGAGCGCCCATAGGGCCAGAAGACTGTCTCTGGTGTCCGAAGTCCAATCCGCTCCCGACCGGCCACCAGGAAGCGTAGAAATGTCGCCAACATCACGAGAGGTCATTACGGCGCTCCATAGAGGGTCGAGTAGATTTCCGGGGCTTCATCAACCAAGACCACCCGCGCCCGCTCTTCAGCCAGGCGAGCCACGTCAGAGACGATGCAGCGATGGGTGAACCGGCTCACAGGGCCAAGCACGAAATGAGCGCCGGCCAGGTCAATGGAAGAGAAGGGCTCATCCACTCGGATCAACCATCCCTCGGCTTGCTGTTCCGCTGCCACAATCGTCCGCATCTCCGACCCATTGGGCGTGGTGACGATGACCACCGATTGTTCCCCGACTGTGAAGATGTTGGCCGGGTCGAAGATGTTGCCGATATCGAACAGGCTTTCCGTGCTCTCTGTCGGAATCTCCTGATCGTAAGAGAATGTCGTGCTGTCATAGACTTTGCGGATACGGGCACCCGAATGCGCATCGTCCAGAAGGTCGGTGACGATACTGACCAGATCGCCACGGTCACAGACAAGGCCTTCAATGGACGTTTCGACAATCCACGCCCGGCGCCCCTGATAATGCGCCTGGAGCATGTCGAACAGCGCACGCCGCTCCACTAGGGCCGGATTGGCGATGCTGTCATAGCCCCGCACCTCGTACCCAGTGAAGTTGGTGTAGAACGGGTTGTTGACCTGGATTTCATCATCGACATAGTTCCGGTCTTCGTTCTGGAACTTGCCGCGAATGCCAATGGGCCGCTCGCCCATGACCCATTCAAGGGACACCGAGGCATTGCGCGGTGAGAATGTCATAGCCGGCAGATCACTCGATCGATCCCGGAACCAGTCGACACCGAATCCATCGGAGAACCGCGACCGGGCAAAGCCCGCTGTGGCATAGGCGTCCAGAACTTCCCGGATCGACGCGCCGGCGTGCACCGCAGAAACCTCATAGCCCCGATCAATGCACTCCTGTCGCCAGGCCACAAACTGATCATTGATGATCAGGTCGGTGCTGATGCCGTGATAGACGAGATAGTCGTGCAGCACCTGCCGGTAGTGCGTAGCAGGGTTAGTGGTCACCACCGGCCCGGTCCATGCCTCGCCATCCCAGTCCATCACATAGCGTCCGCAGAGGGCCGTAACGTTGCGAACGGTTTGCCCCTTTGCCTGAAGCGCCAGCAGCGCGACGTTCGGCCTCTGGCAGGGCTGACGATTGATGATGGCTGTGGCTTGGGGGATAGTTACGCGGCCAACATAGGCGCCCTGGTCTTCAGGGATATTCCAGTTCGAACTGGTGTTGCGGGCATGGAAGAACGAGACGACATCGCCAAGGAAGACATAGTTCGAAGTGTTTAGTGTCGGGTGCTCACTCGCGAAGCCGCGAACGATCTCCCACTCATACTCCTGCTTGGCATATATCGCAGGGTCCAGTGTCACACGAATGGAGTTGCGACGGCCAGAGATGTTCGCCGTGTCGCGCAAGCCGGAGCCATTCACGAAATGGGCATCCGCCTGCCACTGGTTTCCCGTTGCACCATTGGACAGGGTTCGGGTAGCTGGAGGCACGCGCTGATAGAACTCATACTGCACCGACCCGCCGGAGCCATCATCTCCAAAGGCGCTGTCCCAACGAAGGCGCAATTCCTTGAGCGACGTGGATACGTCCCTTCCGACAAGATGGATTTCCGGTAGGTTGAACCAAGCCCCGTCAGTTCCCTTGGGCCGGAACCGCACGCGCAAAGGCAGGCGGACCTTTCGCGCCGGCTCATCGGACTTGATGAAACTGTCGATCTGCAGGCGGATCGCGATTTCCTCGAGCTTCTGATCAGCGATGGTCTGAAACCGAACCGGGGACGGCTCAGAATTCGAGGGCGTCTCTTGATCGACCAGGGTAGTCTCGTCCAAGGTGAAGGTCGAAAGCGTTTCACCCACAGCCGTCGGCTTCGTCACTTTCGTGACAAAGGTCTGCACCGTTGTCGTTTCGTCACCGTCCCGGATCAGGGTTTCAATGGCCGGGAAATCGGAGACCGGTGTCTTGTCGATCTGCACGTCACTGATCTGGTGATGACCGTCGAGGGCAAAGATGCGCCGAACCGCCTGCTGACCATTGTCGAGGTAGAAGTGGGGATAGGCGATTTCCGGCGGCGCGATACGGCGCAGCCCGGCAACCACCGGCAAATACGATTCCTTGGCCAGAAGATTGCTGTCGCTCTCGACATTGGAGAACTGCCGCGCACGTTCTGCGGGCGGTGAATTGAGCGCCTGAAAGGCTGACTGCTGGGCCGGGAACAGTGCATTGATAGCGAGCTGCGCACCGATGCCCAATGCAGCGCCAGCAAGCCCACCCACGACAGTTCCAAGAATGCCGCCACCGACAAGGCTGCCGATGAAAGGCACCGCAACCGACACCAGCACAGCGGCCGCAACAGCGAACAGGTCCCGCACAAAGTCATTGAGCCGGTAGCGATAGAGGATCGCATCGGAGGCTTTTGGCTTCACATGCCGCCACATATGGCGCGGCAGTTCAATCCAATCCTGTCCTGACCCTTCCGGAGCCCTCACCCAGGCCGTGAGGCCGTCGAGATAGGCATGCGTGGCAACGGCCATCTGTTCGACCGTCATCCCATAGGGCACGGTCAGCCGCTCCACCGGCAGGTCAATGCCGTTGGCCTTGTGCAATGTGGTCAGGGTCATAGTTTGCGCAAATATCCGGTTGTGCTGGCTCGAATGAGCCGGTCGGAAAGCGGCTGATGCACACAGCCGTGAGATTTTGCCGAGTGCAGCACCCGGCCTTGGTAGACGATGCCGACATGCCCGGCCTTTAGGCGGCCGGAACGCATCAGAAGAAGGCAATGATCTTCAGGCGCCGTGATTGGTTGCCATCCCTGCCCTTCATCGGCCCATCCCTGCACGCTGTCAGGTCCAGGAGGGCGGCTGGAGCGGTCGGTAAGCTCGATGCCAAGCACATGGCGATACCAAAGTTCCACGACGCCCCAGCAGTCTGCGCCGGCCCATGATCTGCCACCCGGCACGTAGGGAGCGGCCAGGAGGTGGGAGACGGCGTCGGCGGGGCTCAAAAGGCTGTTCCGGTAGCGTTAGCCCAAGACGCGGCGAAATCTACTGGCAGAGTAATCGAGAGGCTTTCACCCGACACCAGAGCCAAATCGCAGTTATAATCCACATAGGCTAATGCCTGCCCCTGCTTCGCGAACACACCGTACCGTGCGGGCACAATTTCACCGTCGGCAGTAAGCCGCACTGTCACAGCATCTCCGCTGGCGAAGTCGACCGGCACAGACAACAGCGGGGCGTACGTGCCATCCGCTGGGCTTTGCGCCTGCCACCCGAATTCAACCGCGCCGCAGGCGATCAATTCGTGCCGCTCCTTGGAAGTCATGGCCTGTATCGGCAAAGGAAGGTGCATTGGCACCAATGGAGGTAGTGTCATCCCAACCAAATCCCCGGAAAGTCCTGCTTCGTCGTCTGCTTCGCCGGCACTGGCTCCAGCAGACCTGCCCTTGGCGCCAGTTCGAAACTGATGCTGTCCGAGCGCCCCGATGCATTCGGGATAACCAGCAGGTTCATGGTGTCGATAAGTGCCACATCGGGAGCATCGACATTGACCAGGATCAGCCGGCAGTTGATGCGCTGCCGGGCCGAATCTACTGCCCTGCTAAAGAACCGATCCACATTGCTGATCGTGCCGCGCGCCCTCGTTTCCCCGTCGCGCGTTTCAGGCAGTTCGATCTGGATCGCAGCCCGTGTGTAGGTGTTGCCCTGCCAGACGACATCTTCGGTGTTGATCGCGGCCCGATGGACTAGCGATTTACCATCCTCCTGGAACTCCAGGAGGATGATGTGAGGCGACTGGATAGGGTCGCGGTTGAGTTCATGGCGCTGCGAGGATGATGGTGTGGGCATCAGATTTGCTCCAGCGCCACTTCAACTTGCCATTTGCCAGCGTACCGATGGTCCAAGGCAGGGCGGCCAGCGAAACGCACCTCATATTCCAGCCCGGCCCACGGATGCGTCCAATTGAACTCCAGAACCCCGTCATCAAGTGTGGCTTCATAAAACTCGATCAGAGCCGTCCGCTGCTCACTAGTCAGCCGCATCGAATAGCTGAAAGTGCGAAGCGAGCGAGTGAAGCGCTTCCGCCGCCGAAAGGCCCCGACCTCCCCTTGATCTTGCACCCAAGGATCCGTTGCATTCTCAACGAAGGTGCCAGAGATCATGCAAGGCAGAGACGCGGTAGGGTAATCGATATCTGCCATCACCGCCTCTTCGCCTGCGGAGCCATGGCGAACCGACGGCGCATGCCGCTGTCGAAGTCACCGCTCGCCAGTTTACCGCCAGCCTTCGAAGCGCCCTGTTCCGCAATGCCTGGCGCTGTCGCCGCCACCACCCGACCACTGATATCGGTCACGTACGCTCCGAACTTCTCGTCGTCCGAAACGACGTGGAGCTCGAGCTTCGCAGGCTGCGCTGCCGCTGCCGGAACAGTTGGCATACGGATATCCACTGGCACCCTGCCTCCGTTTGGAAGCGGGATTACCGCCTCCTGCCCGTGGACAACGCCGCGGACCTGCCCCCGCGCTCCACCCGTGTTTGCAGTGCCTGTCGCAAAGCCTGGGAAGGCAGGGAAAAACCCGCCGCCGCCACTGCCGCCGCCAAACAGGCCACTGGTTATCGCATTGATTCCCATCTGGATTAGGTTCTTGGTGAGGTCCTTGACGACGGAGTTCAGGATCTCGCCCGCATCCCGGCCTTCAATGAGACCATCAACAATGGTGTCCAGCGCCTGACGCCCTGCATTGGCAAGTTCATCAGCGCTTTTCTTCGCCTGGTCCTGTGCTTCAGCCAGTCGCGCTGCCTCGGCGGTCGCCGAAGCGTACCCGGTGGCCAGTTCGTCAATTTTCTGCTGTCGCTTTTCATCGAGCGGAAGTCCGGCTTCTTTTGCTGCATTCTCCAGTTCGATTTGAGCCCGCAGCTTTTCGAGTGAAAACCCATAGTCATTGACTGCAATACCAAGCTGACGCTGGAGTTCTGTTTCTCGATTGAGGGCGTCAATGCGCTGCTGCTGGGTCCGGAGGGCATCGGCAAAGCGATCTGCACCGGATTTGCCTCCTCCACCTTTCCCACCACTGCTAGTGCCCCCAACGGGATACTGCTCCAGCGTGATCTGATCCTCGACAACCTTCGGTGGTGGCGCGCGGTCCTGCCCCGCGTAGGACTGGGGCAGCCCGGACACGTCTGGACGCGCAGCATTAGCAACAGCAACCGCCGTCGCATTGGCTTCGCCGCGCACGCGCTGCAATTCCTCGACCAAAGTGTTGAGGTGACCAAGAGCTTCGGTAAACGGCGTATCGGTGCCGCCCAGGTCTTTCAGTGCTGTCTGAGCAGACTTCGCCTCTTCCCCGCCTTCCTTGACCTTGGCAATCAAGTCATTGACGCTGGCCTGTAGCTCCGGAGGCAAGCTTTCGCCCCAGCCAGCACGCCACTCGTCCAGCATCATGGTTGCGCCGGAGATCGCCTCGGCAAACATCGCCTCGGTTTCGGCCGCAAATCGCTCTGCATCCTGCCTTGCGGCTTCCGTCTGAAGCTCGACATCAAATGCAAGGTTCATCTGCTCCAGCGACCGAAGGAAGGTATCCACCACCGGCAGGCTGGCGGCGCCCTCGCCCAGTTTGTCGATCAGCCAACCGATATTCTCCCGGTTGACTGCAATCACGCCGCCAACACGCTCGATGAAGGTCGCTACATTGTTCAGTCCGGCGCCAATCCGCTCGGAAGCACCGGTGGCGTCATCAAACTTGCCGGCGACATCAATTAGGACATTCTGGAGCCGAACGAACTGTTGGGAGACAGTCAGCTCAGCATTGGCAACCTTCTCCTGCAGGATCACGGATCCCGCTTCAAAGGCCCGGAAAAACGCCTCGGACGAAACCTTGCCGTCGATTACAAGTTTGCGGAGCTCGGCGACCGATCCGCCGGCTTCTTTCATACCGGCGGCCACCGCCTGCAGAATGGGCTGCGCGCCCTCCTGGATGGAGTTGAATTCTTCGGCACGCACCACGCCCGAACCCAGCGCCTGGCTCAATTGGAGCAACGCGCCTGATGCGGTCTGGGCATCCGTGCCGGCCACGCGCAGCGCGACAGACACATTGTCGGTGAAATTCAGCAGTTCCTTGGTCGAAACGCCCAGTTCACGTTGCACCAGCGCCGCGCGACCATAGAGGGTGACAAGGCTCTCCAGCGGGGCAGCATTTCGCTGGGCGGTGTCGAAAAGCTGGTCATAGACCATCGACAGTTCTTCACCGGCCAACCCTGCGACCTTCAGAGAATTCTCAATTCGGGTGCTGGCATCGACCAACTGTTGCGCGCCTCGAAGGGCGGCAACAGTCGCAAAGCCAGCCGCAACACCCCGGCCAACAGCGGTGAACCCAGCGCTTACACGCTGGGCCGCCGTTGCAGTTCGCTTTTCAATCCGGCGCATGGTCGTATTGGTCTGTCCCAGCGCCTTCTGCATGGCCCTTTCATACTTGGCAGTGGAGGCCTCGAGAGAGACGACGAGCCTTTCCAAATCTGTCGCCATGCTATTGAACCTCGAATGTCACGATACCAGCCGGGACCAATCGGTCACCGTCCAGCCAATAGGTCTGGGTAGAGAGGGTCTGTGGACCGTCATTGTCCGCCTCAATCCAGGCGAACAGTTCGTCGGCTTCGGACTCAGTGAGCTTAGCCTTGTCCTGCGGGGTGTTCGCCTCGACGTAGCCATGCCAGCAAGCGAAGAATTCCCACATTGACGCGGCTTTGACTTGCTCAGATGTCCAGCCCATCGCTGCGCCCATGCCGAAGATCAGGGAGAAACGGAATTTTCCGTTGGGGAGGTCGTCGAGCTTTCGCCCTTCTCCTCCCCCTCGGCTTCCCCCGGGGATTCATCGGGCGCCCCCTGCACGCCAGCGGCGAGGATGGCATACGCCAGCATGACGTTCTCAGCCGGCGGCCGGGATTCGACATAGTTCCGAACCAGCTTCAGGGCGTCTTCGGGCGTCTTGCCCCCGCCGATCAGCCCCAGCCGTATGGTGTGGCTGATGTCCCCGACGCGCCAATGCTTGCCGGCCAGGCGCTCCAAGAGAGCGAAGGGACCAGCATCGGTCGCTTCCTGAAGCTGGATGAGCTCGCCCCATCCGAGACGAAACCGGTAGTCTCCATCGGCCCAAGCCAACGGGCCAATGGCAGCATCACGGCCCATCAGGCGGTGGTCCGGACCATTTCGCCATCACTGACCGCATTCACGGTGAGTGTGACGCGCCGGCCATTGGTGGCGCCGACTTCGAGGGGGCCAATCTGCATATTGCCGGTGAAAGTGTCGGTATTGGCGGGCCACTCGATTTCCAGCTTACAGGCGATGGAATCGGTGCTTTCCCAGGCAGACAGCCAGGTATCCTTGGCTTCGACGGCAAACACCCCCTCACCGGACACACTGATGTTGCGCGAAGTTGCGTCATTTGCGTCCCACGGCAGATCGTCGGGATTGTCGCAGTCGCTGAGCTGGATGGTCTCAAATCCCTTGCCGAAGGTGACGGAACGGGAATTGAGGCCGCATGGCGCGGCGTAGGTGCCGTTGCCATCGATATCGAGCAGCAAGCGCACCTTGCCGCCCTTGATTGTGCCGGGCTGGGCCATCGTAGTGATCTCCTATGGGGTTTCGATGGTGGCGGTGAACTGGACCACGCCATGCTTGATGGCTGGGTTTGGGTCCGAAAGAACGCGGGTCAACTCCCACTGGAGTGACACCAGGGCATTGACGGAGAGGGTCAGGTCGACGTCGTGCAGCGCGCGCTTCACGGCATCGCAAATCTTGCGGCACTCGACGGTGCTGAAGGCTTCTCCTGGGCCACTCGACCAAACGTCGATCTGGATGGTGACTTCCTCGCCATAGAGGCAGTCGTAGTCGTCGGGAATCGATGTAGAAGGTCCGCAACTGATGTATGGAAAGGGCACAGTCACCCTGCCCTCACTATCAGCCGGCGCCTTGTCATAGATGCGCGTCCCGACATAACTGGTGACGGCAGAAGTCGCCCGAAGCCGCGCGAAGACGGCACCGAGTAGCTCAAAACTGGCATCCATAGATCAGCCTCCGGCCGCGACCTTCTTGGCCGACCTGGTGATTGAGCGCGTCACGCGACCCTTGGCTCGTTTCCGCAAGGCTCGGTACGCGGGATAAAAGAACGGTTGCGCTGCCGTGCCGGGGTGCTGCGATCCGGCAAACAGACCTGCATTGAGATGCGGCGAAGTGCCGAATTCCACGAAACGGGCATAGAAGGCGTCACCGCCACCGGCAAAGACCGTGATTTGCAGCTTGCCAGCGCTTCCACCCTTGGCCTTCACCTTGCCCAGGACCATTGAGCCCTTTGGTGCTTCGCCCCAGGTCCACGAGATGGACATCTGCAGGTCGCCGTCATCGACAGGGGCCAACGATTTCGCGAGCTTCACGATTTCCTCGGCGCTTTGCTCCATCGCCTTGGAGATTTCCACCTCTGCGGCCTTCGGCAGGGCTTTCAGTTTCCGCTGCAGTCGGCTTAGACCCTGAACCGTCATGCTGCACCCAATAAAAAGGCCCGCCGAAGCGGGCCGTAAACCTGAAATTCGAGAGCAGTCACCGGGGCGAAAGAACCGCCTCGATTCGCGGCTGGATACTTCTCACCCAAAACTCATGGAAGGTCTCTGGAACTGCATTTCGCGCGGCAGTGATATCATCTTCACATTCCGCCACACGCGTCGAAAATTCATCGAATGGCATCGGCAACGAATGCAAGAATTCCCTAGCCTCCCAGCCACATATTGCGATGAACGCCGGGGCCGCCTCTAAAAGCTGACGGCCCTCCTCACGGTCAAGAAGACCCTTTGCCGACGCCTGCCTGATAACCACGGAAATCACTCTCGCGGTGGCCTCACTGCGATCGCCGTTCACAATCGCGGCGCGTTGGGCCAAATCGACTATCGCGCCAACATTGATTTGCATGACATGGGTCTCCGTCAATAGCAGCACCTTAAACCCGGCATTCAACGCTCGCAAGCAAACTAGCTTGGCGGTCCCTGAGTGACCAAGAACTCCAACCACTGCCTTTTCCCATCAGGATCAGCAGGAGGCGATGAGATGTTGAACACCCGGTCAGGGTTTCGGGCATCGACAATCTGCCAGGCCACGGTCACCTCGAGCATTCTGCTCGAATACCTCACCAGGCAGACATATGGCTGTCGGCCAGAGAGGCGAGCTGCGGTGACTTCTTCGCCACCGGCACGCGGCTGGAGCCCGGCATAGGCCTGAAACTCCGTCGCGAACTCACCGCTCGGGATTTGATTGCCGAAACCATCGTCCATCATTTCCCGGCGCTGAAACAGCAGCAGATCGCGCAACCTGCCAGCATTACGGTCCATTCTTCCGCTCCGATGCTGGCTTCTTCACCCGGGCGCCTTTGCCTTTGGCTACTGCCGCCTCTGCGCAGGGCGTGGTGACCAGTTTCACCTGCCCTGGCAAAAACGCCTGTGTGATATTCGGCTGGGGTTTCCAGTCGAATGGGGCTGTGAACTTCACCCAGGGCATGGGCTTACAGGGTTACCCCTGGAATCTGGATGTCCACGGCCAGCACCGATGTGGACTTGGCGATGCCGAGCAGAACCACATCATCACCGGAGGCAACATCGGCCAGCGGGGCGATGCCACCAGCAACCGGGCTCAGGTACAGCGCGTCGCCGGCCGTCAGCGTGGCGCCGATCGTTACATCACCGGAGCGGATGATCGAAAGCGGCTGTCCATCGCTTGCACCATTGAGGGCAATGCCACGCGGGGCCTTGGCAGCAGCAGTTGCGCTATCGGCATCTGCCAGCTTGTATTTGCCATCGGCAGCGTCCTTATAGACCACCTGCCCGGCAGTGATTGTTGCCCCTGCAGTACCGGCTTCAACAACGGCATTGGAGCCCTTCACGACGTTTGCAGGCGTTATGCTGATATCGGCCATGATGGCCTCCTATGGTTGAGTGAATAAGGAAAAGCCCGGCTCAATGGCCGGGCGTGGTTTAGTTCTACGGGATGACCCAGAGCGGTCGAACGATCGACTCGATGGCCTTTCGGCTGGTCTCCGGCTCCCACATGTCCATGGTCATCCGGACATGCATCATGATCGCGGTGCGCATCAGCGCCACGCGCGGATCGTCGCCGTCATCAATGCCGACGTCATAGGTCACCGTCACAGCGTCGGCGCGCTCCGCCAAGGCCGGCCATTCAGCACCGTCCGCCAGCGATATGGTGCCATCCGAACCGACAATGTACCCGGTATCAGAAAGTGTCTGCGCGTCACCGTCTGTATCGAAGTAGTTGACGGTGACGCCGAACACCGGGCCGCCAATGAGCCGGATCGCTGGCTCGAATGCCGAGGCAGTGATCTGGGCAATTTGCGGTGCGACCGAGATTCCAACCCAGCCATTGGGTCCGTCCAGTTCGCCTTGGGCGGCCATGACGAGCATCTCGATGAAGTCGTTTCGATCGTCTCCGCTCTCGCCGAGCGCCACCTTCATTTCATCCAGAGAAACCAAAGGCTCCGGCGGCTGCACGATCTTGATCATCAGCGACCACCGATCTTGCTGAGTACCGGATAAAGGTCACACTCGACTTCAGACCCATCACCATTGACCAAGGTAAGCATGCCCTGGCTGTCGATGGACATAGACACAACCGCCTCACCCGGATCGCCCTTGATCGATTTGCCGGGGTCACCCTTCACGCTCTGGCCCGGCGGGCCGGATTTCCCGCGCATTGCGATGACCTGCCACCCCTCGCCCGGACACTCACCAGGAGCATCCTGCTTGGCGATGAAGGCGCCGCCATTGAGCGCCACGATGTTCAGTCGGCGATACGCATTGGCCTTGCCGGGGTCGAAGGTGCCTGCAATCTCAATCTGGTCAGCGTCCTTGCCAGGAGCCCCAGCGGTCGCCAGACAGATCCAGTCTTCATGCCCAGGCTCGCGGCCAGTGTCGCGAACAGCCTGCCACAGCGCGCCCTTATGCGTCCGGACTTCGGCCTCATAGGTCACTTCACCATCCCACGCCTTCGCCAGCGGCAATTTCCCCGGTGCGCCGGGTTCGCCCGGTTCGGCAGGCGGGAGGGATGCGACAGCTTTCTCGACCATTTCCGCGATCATGGGCGCAACATCGTCGGTTGTGACGCTATGGCCGTCCTTCGGCTTTTCCCAGCCATCAAGCACAGTCTGCACGGTTTCTCGAACCATCGACGCAACCTGCTCGGGCTCGATGCTTTTACCATCGGCGGGCCTGGGCAGTTCAGACACCGCCTTTGCCACAGCATCATCTACCAGCGGGCGAACATCCTCGATATCGACGCTCTCGCCATCCTGGGCAGGGGGCAGTTTCCCTACCTCTTCGGCGACGAGTTTCGCAAGCATCGGAGCGACATCCTCAACGGTGACAGACTTGCCAGGCTCAGCCGGGGGAATTCGCGCCACTTCTTCGGAAACGATCATACGAAGGACATCGGGCTCAGGGCCGCGCGGCTCGACCCCGGCCATGGCCTTGGCAACGGCGGCGTCAATCAATCGCGCGACCTCATCCATGTCAGCGGATGTCCCTGGTTGAGCAGGTGGAAGCGCGGCCACGGCGTCCGCAACCATTCTGGAAACCTCGGCGGCCACATCGCGATTGCGCTCAGCCTCGATCTCTTGCTGCAGTTCCTCGATACGCCGCTCTAGTGGGGCAACATGCGCCTTCACGAGGTCGCGAATAACCGGCGCCACGCCCTTCATAAGGGCGGCGATCTCGCTATGGTTCATGGTCGCGACCTATTGCTTTGAGATCAGGAGCGGAGTGTCGATTTCCGCGAACTCCGCATAGAGAAATGCTCGCGCGGCAGCGGCGGCTTCATCGTCTGGCATGGTTTCGTCGTCATTCGCCGGTGGGGGCGTTTCAGGCGGCGAAAGCTGCTCTTCCCGCACCTGCCCGGCCATGCTCAAAGGGATGTCCTGCATCTGGACATAGAGCTCGTCGCCGCCATCCTTCTTTCCAAGGCCGATCTTGGCACGCGCCTCATTCGAGGTCAGCACCTTGCCAGCACCGGCGGAGAGGGCGTCGATCATTTCCTTGAACGACGACCGCAGCAGAGCGTCCGTGTCGAATTCCAGATACTCGTCCGGCATGCCTTTGAGGCGGAACAGAAGCCCGAAGGCCTCCTCGATATGGTTCAGGGCAAAGCCCAGACCCGTCGACTTCCATGCGCTCATAAGCGCCTCAGTCGAGGCGAACGGAGTTCCACCGATGCCAAGGATCTGGAGCGGCATGCGGAATGCCAGCGCAATATTCTGGTCGGTCAGCTGGAGCATGTCGGCTAGCTTGGAATCGTTCGGGCTCATACCGACCGGCTTTGCCTTCAAACCCCATGTCAAAATTGGAGTGCCGCCGGCGTTGTCGCCCTTAGTCTGCTCGTCCCAGCGCGCGCGAAGGTCGCGGGTCTGATCTGCATTAAGTTGCTGGTCCGTCTCGAGCACAAACGAGGCTTTGGCCTCGTTGAGATAGAAAGCGACCTGCTGATTGAGCGCGGCGCCAGCCATGGCCCGATCAAGCGCAACGGCGAGGATCGGGCTCTCACCCTTCAGCGGATGCCGAGTCGTCTTGAGCCGAACATGCAGCACATCGCGTGCCGGAACCGGCATAGAGAGGTCAAAGCGCTGCTCGGCAATCTCGTTGCCACTCAGGCTATAGAAGATGGAGCCATCGGTCCCGACGTAGGGATAGCCGTGGCGCATCCGGTGCATCTCAATGACCTCGTTGCGATCATTGCGCACCGCATAGGCGAAGGCCTCGCCGCCACGATAGAGCCGGTCGGTGATGTTCAGCAGAAAGTCCGACATCGACTCGTAGTCGTTCGGGCGCTTCAGAATTCGCGACAGCGCCGAATTAGTTACAAGCTCCCGGCCGCCATCAGGCAGCGTGCGCCAATGGCCACCTGGGCACATGGCAACGGTCTGCGAATAGGCCGAGACACATGCCTCGACCATTGCGCCGCTCTCGCCGTACTGGTTCAGCGAATGACCGGCTTGCCACCAGTTGATCAGCTTGCCGGCCGATGCCGACAGCCAACCATCGGAAAGCAAGTAAGGGCCAGGCCGATACGACCCCTCGGCGGCCTTTGCCTTGTCGCCGCCGAAAATGCGGCTCCAGATGCCCATGATCAGCGCCGAGTCCTGGTCTGGCGGGTCTTGTAACCCTGCTTAGGCGTGTCGGCCTGCATGTCCCGTAGCTTGGGCTCCTGTGCGGGTTTCGACCCGCCGGTGGAGCCATTGCCATCATGGTCGCCTTTGCCTCCGAAAGGGACCTTGCCGTCTTCATCGATATCGACGCCGGTAGACCTCGGGCAGTCGTGGCTGCGCATCGCGACCGGCCTGCCGCTCTCGTGCGTCAGGATGCCATCGACAAAAGCGCATTCATTCGGATCGACAGCAGTGCCGTCCTCTAGGAGATACCAGGTCGCGCGCAT